AACTTATTGCGCCCCGGGAGGCCAGATCCATGGCTTCCGGCACCGAGACGCCCAGGAACTCGGCCAGCATCTGCCATGCCGCTACTCCCTGCTCCGTGAGCTGCAGGAACTCTTGCGAGGCGAGCTTGCCCTTGGCCTGGATTTGGCCGAGGGCCCTAATGATGGCCTCCAGCATCTGCTGGCCTCCACCCATGGCAGCAACGGTGTCGCCGATGGGAGTGATCATCTCGAGTACGCGGTCGGCCGTGAACCCATACGCCAGGAGCTGACGTGCAGACCGCTGCAACCCGACGAACCCAAACGGCGTGCGCCGAGCGTACACTTCGAGTTCGCGGAGGAACCGCTGAGCGCGTTCGGCGTCACCAAGCATGGTCTCAAACGCAATCTGCGACTGTTCAAAATCTGCCGCCAGTTTCACCCCTGCGGCACTGAGGCCGCCGAGGGCCGCGGTGGCGACGGCGGCCCACTTGGTCACGTTGCGGCCGAGGGCGAGAGATGCCGGTACGGCCTCACGAAGTGCCTTCGGGAGCGTACGGGACTGGCGCTGGACGGAGCGGGCGAATTTGTTCCATTGCCGCTCAGCCCGAGCCATGTTGCTGACAAACCGGCCCGTCGATGCAATCAGTGCGATATTGAACGTCGATACGGTGGCCACTCCATCACCCCCAAATAAAGAGGGCGGCCACTAAGACCGCCCATCTCTCGCCTGCAACACCCTTGACCACATCTCCAGGATGCGAGCCTGTTCCTCCCAGCTTTGCTCCTGAGTCTTCGGTGCCTCGTACCGAGGCATGAAGTCTGACGGTTCATAGGGCTTGCGCCGACGCTTCGGGTCTCGGTAGCTGTTAGCTATCGTTGACGCGATGAGCCCCGCCCGCCAATCCTCGACCTCGGTGCCCCAGGGCTCCAGCGAGAAGAAAGCCATCCACTCGGAGAGCTCCCGGCTACTAATGCGCACCAGGAGCTCTCCGACCGTCATTCCCAACGCGAGCGCTAGCCTGAAGAGGAAACGCCGCGTGGGGTTCCGCCTCAGTTTCCCGCCAGTTCCTCGACGTCTTCGGGCCGCAGACCCGAAAGCCGTTGCGCAACCTCAAAAATACGGTTCAGCGCCACTGCCGACTTGCGGCCCAGCAGCTCCACATCATCGTCTTTGAACAGCCGCTTACCCTCTTCGTCGACGACACAAAGGGTAACGAGTTTCGCCCGAATGTTTCGCAAGTTCACTCGGGTATCCTTGCCGCGGGTCTCCACGATGGACTGTTCGAACCGGTCCCGTTCGGCACCGGTGAGGCCGCGGACGATGACCTCGCCGCCCCATTCCGGGACGGGAACCCTCTCCGTCGGGAGATCCTGGGCCTGCAAAATCGCTTCGCGACTCAACAGAGCCATGATTCCACTCCCTCCATTAACTCGTTAGCTCGTGATCTGTCCGAACTCGTAGACGCCGGTCAGGGTGATGGTCACCTGTGCCTGCACCACGTCGCCGGAGCTGATCTCCTGCGGCTGGTAGGCGGTGACGATGCCCTGGAACGTCCAGCCGAAGTCGTTGGGCAGCTTGATGCGATAGTCCTTCGCAGCGCCGTCCCGGAAGTCCTGTTCAAGGTCCAGGTGCCCCTGATTGGTCGGGTCGAAATTCAACGTGACTACGACCTCGCCGGCGTCGATGAGCCCGGCCAGCTTCTTCCGGACATCCCCTGGCGGGTCAAGCTCGTCGACCTCCGCCACCTCCCGCTCGGGCTGGGGAGGCTGGATGCTGGCGATCTGCGCGATCTCGGTAAACGTCGTTCCATTCTCACTCCGGTAAAACTTCGTCCTCAAGCCTGTGGTCTCCGCCATATGAATCCCTCCTATTTGTAAGCGATTATCACGTCCACATGGTAGTGGTATTGCCCCGTCTCCTCCTGATACAAAGGAGACGCCGCGTCAACACGACAATTGATTACCTGCAACGCGCCTGCCATCATCCCCGAATAGCCTTCAAGCACCGCCTGGATCGCCTGCGCAATCTCCTCGGCCCCTGGCTTTGTGTTAGCCATGGCGGTGATCTGTATACGAGTCTCCCGCCAGGCTACCCCGCTCAGATCCCGCCTTGGCACGTCGCTTATGTCGGCGATGATGATGCAAGGCAGTTCTGTTTCATCCTTGCGGTAATCGTAGTCGATGCGATTCCCTACCAGAGCGGCTACGGCCTGATCGTCGCTTAGATGCTTCCATACTGCCTTGCGCGGCGTCACTTCCGCTGCCATATCCGCTCTAGCCTCCCTTCCAGCACCCGGAATGTCCGCTCCTCAGCCTCAGCACGCTTGGCATCAGCTGCCGGTCGTAGCCAGGGTTTCGGCGCCACATGCCCGACGACACGGCCCGGAGTGGTCTTCTTAGCTCGCTTGCGGCCACCCACAACAATGTCATGTCCATGCTCGACCAGGCGGCCATACCAGCCACGTTTGCCCGGGCCGACGACCGCCGCTGCCCTGGTGTCGGTCGACTTCTTCTCGTCGATCTCCGCATGGATGTCACTGGCGAGTGTACCGGTCCGCTGGATTGCTCTGGCGTTGGCCTCAGCCTGGTCGCGGATGACCTGGGCGCCCTGAAGCACGGCGGCCCGCAACGCCTCGCCGCGGACCTCCTGGGGCATGAGTTCTAACCTCCGCCGGATCTCCTCGGGAGTTGGCCCCCGAAATCGCACCCTCATCCTCATGCCGGAGTCACCTCCCGGCACATGAGCTGCAGCCATCGGCGGCGCCCATCTCGATCAAGCACCGCCTGGATCTCGAGCTCCCGTCCGTCATGCCGCACCAGCATACCCGGTTCGATGCCGCGGCAATAGCGAATCGTGATGCGATGGTCGGCCTGGATGTTCGATTGCTGCGCCTCGAAGTACAGGCGCCCGGTCAAGGCCTCAACTGCGGCCCACACAGCGGCGACCGGCTGCCACACGAGTTCAGGCAACGGGTCGCCCCATTCATCACGGCCCTCAACGTACCGGCCGATTTCGATGCGATGGCGCATCGTGCTGACCTGAAATGCCACGGCTATCCCTCCCCTTTACCCGGCACCCGATAGTCGGCCGACAGGGAAAGATGCGCTTTCAACATCTCATAGGCTTCTTGTAAACGCTGAGTGTTTGGATGGTCCCACTCAAAATTGGCCCGCACGTAGGAGATGACTGCGCGTTTGATCAAAGGATCCGTATCGACCACTTTCGAAGGGTTAATCCCGGTCAACACAAGATCCGATTTGGCGGCTTCAATGAGGTCGGTGATTTCCGTATCATGCTCAGTTCCATCGACCCTGAGCGCCGCCTTCACGTCACCGAGCAAATGCATCGCTATCGCCTCGTCTTTCTGCGCTTCGACACCGCCTTGCGGGAAGAATCAGCCCCGGCAGACAAATCTTCCACCGGGGCTGGATCATCCACCCGCTCGATCAGATGGTGGCGCTCCAAGTATTGGGCATGAGCAGGATCAACGACAACGTACTCCTGTCCTCGTAGATACGGCCGCATAGTCGCGGGATCTACGAAGGAGCGCTTCGCTCGATACATCATCGGGCATCACGCCCCTCACGAGGTGGCCTTCTTGACCCGCACGAAGCCGTTCCACTTGATGACGTTGCCACCGACGTACACGCTGCCGCGGTGCGCCACCTGACCCGACCGGAACTTGTAGTCGGTGGACCGCTGGATGTCAATGTCCGAGAAAATGGCCAGCCCGTAGTTGGACAGGTGGCCGTAAGCCATGCAGTAGGTGTCGGGCGTGGTGCCGGCGCCGGACAGCACACCGCAAGCCGAGTTGATGATGAACGGCACACCGTCAATCAGCCCGGTGTTGCCGTTGTAGCTGATGGTGTGGATCCTGTTGCCGTTGCCGTCGCGGAGCTTGGCGAACGCCTTCAGGTCCTGCTTGTTCAGAATCAGGGCGGCGCCGGACTCGACATCCTCTTCGCCACCGTACGAGAACACAATCTCGTCCAGCGTGCCGTCGTCGATAGCCGCCAGCTGCAGGTCCGTCGCCGGGTCGATGGCGCCGGCCTTCGAGTCCGTGCTCGAATAGTTGGAGGCAAAGATGCCCGTGAGCTGGTTCGCAGTACCGGGACCGACCAAAATCTGCCGGGCGATGCGCTTCCGCAGGGCGATGCGCACACCGTTGACAATCTCGGCGTCATAGTCGATGTCCGGCAGCTTGAGCACGCCCTCGTCCTCTTCGGTGTACACCGTCGCCTTGGACTTGCCGATGCGCACGAATCCGAACTCAGTGTCGGACTCGTGGTAGTTAGCGTCGTCCGCAACCTCCTGGCCCTCGCCGTAGCCACGGACGTAGGACCGCTCGAACGCCTCGCCGCCGATCCGCGGGAAGATGCGGACGAGGTCGATGATACTCGAGACCTCATTCCAGGTCGGCGTCAAATCCGTCCCATAGCGGGTCGGAACGAGCACACCCTCACTCGTGAGCTTGACCGCATTCATGGCCTTAAGGGCTTTGCCTCGTTCAGCCGATGCATGTACTCCCCAGCGCGTGATGATCCGGGCCTTACCAGGCTGCATCGCGTCAATGACCTGCCCATCGCCGGGCACAACCGCCGGCTCATCGACGCCGATGGCCCGGGACTGGAGCACCTTCAGCTCGTCCTGCAGCGCCCGCGCATTGGCCCTAGCCGCAATGGCCGCTTCATACTCCCGGTCAAGGGCCTCGATCTTGGCCTTGACTTCCTCGAACTTCTCCTTGCTGCCCTCGGTGGCGTAGGCCTCTGCCTCCGCCACCAACGCCTTCCGCTGTTCGACGTACTCCTTACGGGTCAACATATTCATCTCCGTCAACCTCCTTGAGTTTAATTAGCTCCAACTCCAACGCGAGCCGTTCGCGTTCGTCATCGCCTCGCA